CAAGTTAAAGGATTGGATGTGGTTCGTTCATCGTATCCCGCACAATTCCGTAAGTTTATGAGTAGTATTCTTATTTCAATTCTACAAGGTGAAACTGAAATGGTATTAACTGATAAAATCTATGATTTCAAAAAGGATTTGGTTAATATGGAGGTAACTTCTATTGCTAAGAACTCAGCAGTAAAAGAATTATCTAAATACATTCCAAAGAAGAAAGATAATAGAGCAATGTTCCAATTCAATAGTGGAACTCCGGCGCACGTTAAAGCAGCAATCGCTTATAATCAATTATTAGTTCATTATGGAGTTCAAAATCAATATGAACCAATGAAGGATGGTGATAAGATTAAGTGGGTTTATTTGAAGCAAAATCCATTTGGATTGGATGCGGTAGGATTTAATGGATATAATGACCCAACCGAAGTAATGGATTTGGTAAGAACCTACATTGATTATGATAAAATCTTTGAAAGAGAATTACTTAAGAAATTAGAAGATTTTTATGGAGCATTAGGATGGGGGGCTGTTCTATCATCACAAAAAACAGCAGAACAATTTTTCGCATTTTAATTTGGTAAAATGAAAATAAATTCGTATATTTGTAAAATAAAAATTTAAACTTTAAAAAAATAACATGAAAAAAAGTAAATTAGATGGTTTTATTAACCGTTACAACTTAGGAGGAGAAATCGAATCAGTTATGGTTAAATCAGACGGTTCGGAATTATCAGTAAAAATGATTTCTGATGATAAAACTTTGTTAGGTACTGTATCATTAAAGGATGCGGATTTCCCAGCAGGTGAATTTGGTATTTATACCACATCTCAATTGAAAGGATTATTGAGTGTATTGGATGAAAACATTAAAGCTGAAGAAGTAACAGGCGCAATTAAGTTCTCTGATAATGGAACTAAAATGCAGTATATGTTGGCAGCACCTTCAGTAATTCCAGCAGTTCCTGAATTGAAAGCACTTCCTCCATTTGATGCTGAACTTACATTAGATGATGAGTTCGTAAACAAATTCGTAAAATCAAAAGGTGCATTGGCTGATGCAGATACTTTCACATTTATGTGTAAAGGTGGTAAAGGTGAAATCGTATTAGGATATTCATCTATCAATTCAAATCGTATTTCATTGACAGTAAATTGTAAGTGTGAAAACGATATTGAACCAATTGGATTCTCAGCAAAGTATTTGAAAGCAATCTTAGTTGGTAACAAAGGAGCAACATCATCTTCATTGAAAATTTCATCTAAAGGATTATCACATGTATCATTCGAAGATGGAGATTACAAATCTGAATACTACTTAGTAGAAATTAAATAATATAATATGAGCTTTTGGGATACTGAACCACAAAAACCTGTCTTTGACTTTGATATTGAAAAAGCAAAGTTAAAAGAAAATATGGACTACCTTATGACAATGAGTGTACAAGAACAAACATTGTATAAGAAGTGGGTAGAATTGCAAGAACCTACAATGATTCAAGCAAAATCCCAAATTGCATCTTATTATGACCTTCAATGGAAACCAACTGATATCAACAATAAGGAGCTAACGATAAAAGAAATTGAATCGTTAGACCCTTACGTTGAGATTGTAGAAGATCCGAAGGAATCTACTAAATGGGCAGCGGTAAGACGTATGATTCATACAATGGATTTTACAGCAAACCCTGGCAGAAATGTAAAGATTAATGTAAAGGATAGAGTTAGTGGAAAACTATTAGGACAAATTTCATTAGCATCTGATGTTACAGCTATGGGAGTTAGAGATAACTACATTGGTTGGACTAAAGATAATAAGTTTGTTGATGGTAAGTTAAACAATACTACTATCGCTTCTACTATCGTATGCACCCAACCATTAGGTTACAACTTCTTAGGTGGTAAGTTAGTGGCTATGATGACTACTGTTCCTGAAATTCGCAACTATTGGAAAACCAAATATGGTAATACTTTAATTGCAGTTGGAACAACATCTTTATATGGTATTCACTCACAATATAATGGTATCCCTTTATTCAAAACTTTAGGAGAATCAGCCGGTAAAATTAGTTTAAAGCCTGATGATAAATTCTATGACCCGTGGCATCAATGGTTAAAAGAGAATCGTGCCGAATGGTATCAAAATAATATCACAAATGAACGCATTCGTAATGGTGCTAATATGGGAGCAGGTGATGGAGCTAGTGGACCTGTTAGTGGTATCAAACAAAAGATATTAGGACAAATCTTTAAAGAGTGTGGTATTAAGGCAACTGAATATCATCACGGATTTAAAAGAGGTGTTTACTTTGCTATGATGTATGAGAACGGAAACGATTTCTTATGTAATAGAATTGATGAAGATAAACTAATCCTAAAACCTAAGTTTGAGCAAGGTGTTGAATACATTAACAAATGGTGGAAGAAACATGCAATCAGTAGATATACAAAACTACATGATGAAGGTAGATTGAAACCTGAACACTTATTCTACATTGATGCAATTGGAATGAGTTGGGAACAAATGAAAGAAAATTATTTAGGAGAAGTAGGAAGATAAAATAAAAAATATGCAAGTAAAAATTAAAAAAGTAAATTCATTAGCACAAATTCCATCGTATGCAAAAGATGGAGATGCTGGAATGGATTTGATAGCAACATCAATTATATCAGATACACCTGAGCAAATAACTTATGGGTTGGGTATTGCATTAGAAATACCAAAAGGATTTGTAGGATTAGTATTCCCTCGTTCATCTATTAGAAAGACGGGTTTACAATTAAGTAATTCAGTTGGCGTAATTGATAGTGGATATAGAGGTGAATTACAAGCTACATTCAATAAACTATTTGGTAGTGAGGGAATGTATGATGAGATGAAGGTTAATGAAATGCAACCAAATGAATACTATAAAGTAGGTGATAGAGTTGCACAAATTATGATTATTCCATATCCTCCAATTGAGTTTGAACAAGCTGATGAGTTATCGGATACTGAAAGAGGTGAAGGTGGATTTGGTTCAACAGGAAAATAAAAAAATAAATTATGTTTATAGAGCAAACTGAAGAAAAGGTAAACAACAACCTTTGGGTAGAAAAGTATCGCCCATCAAAGCTTGTTGATTATGTAGGTAACGAACATCTAAAATCAAAAGTAGAAGGTTATTTAGAAGCAGCTGAGATTCCACACTTATTACTATATGGAAAAGCAGGTACGGGTAAAACTACATTAGCAAAGTTAATTGTAAAATCGATTGATTGTGATTATATGATTATCAACGCATCATCTGAAAACAATGTTGAAACTGTAAGAACTAAAATCACTAACTTTGCATCTTCTATGGGATTCAAACCATTTAAGATTATCATTTTGGATGAGTTTGATTATATGACTCATAACGCACAGGCAATCTTGCGTAACTTAATGGAAACATTTAGTGGACATTGTCGTTTCATTTTAACGTGTAACTATGTTGAGAAAGTAATTGACCCAATTCAAAGTAGATGTCAATCATTTCAGATTGTTCCACCAACTAAAAAGGATGTAGCAATTCAAATGAGTAAGATTCTGAAAGCAGAAAATGTGGAATTTGATATTAAAGATTTAGTTCCAATCATCGATGCTAGTTATCCTGATATTCGTAAGGTAATCAACACTTGCCAAATGAATTCTATTAAAGGTGTATTAAAACTTGATGTTAAAAATCTTTTAGAAAATGATTACAAACAAAAAGTTATTGATATTCTTAAATCAAAAGATGATAAACGAAATCGTTATCTAAAATTAAGACAAACTATTATTGATAGTAAGGTAACTGACTTTACTGATTTATATACTTTGTTATATGAAAAGGTAGAAGAATATGCACCAAACAATACAGCTAATGTAATAATTGAATTATCGCAAGGTCAATTAAATCACGCACAATGTATTGATAAGGAAATACCAATGGCAGCAACATTAATTCAAATAAACAATTTAATCGGATAATATGGCAAACATTTTAGGAGCAGATGGAACAGGAATGGGTGAGCAAGAAGTTCAACCATTAGATTTAACAAAAACTGAAGCAATCGCGTGTAAAAAATGCGGAGGTGAAGTATTTGTTCAGGGATTCGCATGGAGAAGAATATCAAAGTTAGTTACTAACAAACCAAAGGATGAAGTATTTCCAGTAGAATTATTCCTTTGTGGAGATTGTGGTGAAGTTCTTGATGAACTATTACCTAAAGGATTAAAAGCAGAATAACAATGGCAGTAACTCTATTTGACCATATAAAGCAGATAACTGATGTCCAAAATCCTAAGTATTGGGATAGTTTGGAAGATGGGGATAAAAAGACATGGTCTAACTATATGGTTCTTAGATTTCTTTCTATGAACACCGATTGGGTATCTACCATAGCTGAGTTACAACCAATACTACAGGAACTACCACCAAAATCCTTATATTTGGCATTAATTGGGGTTATCCCAAAAAGTAGGACATTTTTGAAATATATGAAGCCTACATCATCCGAAAAGTATGAAAAATGGATGGTAGAATTGGTTTCCAAATACTATGAGGTATCTGAAAATGAAGCTGAGGAATATGTAGATATTCTATATACAATCAAAGGTGGACATCAGACCTTACAAAATATAGCGGAAAGTTACGGAACTGACCCAAAAATTATAAAGAAACTTAAGTTAAAACTTTGATATATCAGAGTTTTTTCGTATCTTTATACCATAAAAAATAACAAATGACTAGAGTAAGTTTCTCACAATATAGCACATATTCAAGCTGTCCACAACAATATAAGTTAAATTATATAGATAAATTAGGTGAAAGTTCATCTAACATACATACCATTTTCGGAACGGCAATGCACGAAGTAATTCAGCATTATCTGACCGTATTTTATGGTGTATCCAAAAAGCAGGCAAATGAGCTTGATATGGATAAGATGTTATTATCTAAACTTAGAGATGAGTTTGTAAAGGAAAAAGAAAAGATGAGTGAGGGCGCTCCGTGTGAGCAAATAGAATTGGAAGAATTCTTTGGTGATGGTAGGAGAATTTTAGAATGGTTTAAAAAGCACATTGATAAATTATACACAAAGAGTGGATTTGAATTAGTTGGTATTGAAATACCAATGAATTATGAAATTAAGCCAGGTGTTCAATTTATTGCATTTATTGATATTGTATTAAGAGATGTATCATCGGGTGAAATAGTTATCATTGACTTAAAAACTTCAACTAGAGGTTGGAACAAATATCAGAAAGAAGATAAAATTAAGAACGCTCAAATTCTTATTTACAAAAAGTTCTATTCTGATTTATACGGAATTCCTTTACAAAAGATACGAGTTGAGTTTCAAATTATGAAACGTAAACTTATGGAAGAATCTCCATTTCCAATCCCATACATATCAAAACATATTCCTGCCAATGGTTCTCCATCCGTAAATAAAGCATTTTCCGAATTTATGGAATTCATCGATATTGTATTCGATGAGAACGGAGATAGGAGATTGGACATCCCATATACCAAAAACCCAGGCAAAGGACAAAAGAATTGCAAGTATTGTGAATTCTTTCATAGAAAAATTTGTGATGGAATAGCTTAATTTTTTACTAAAAATTTGGGAAGTATATATTTATATCTATATATACAAAAACAAATATTAGTATGAAGCAAAATGATAACACAAAGCTTACAACCGTAAAACTTCTTAAAGATGTATATTCATCATTTAAAAAAGTATCGTTCGATTCGGATGTAACTTTACAAAAATTAGTTAATAGAACTGTAGAAAGATATGTAACCGATGAAGAATTTAGACACGAAATGAACGAATATCTAAAACTACAAATCAGCGGTTCTCAATTTTAATTGTTAAAACAAAAATGTTAATGGAAAACGTTACAAAGAAAAAACCAAAAATCCTATTACTTTCGGATGATTTAAGAATGGCAAGTGGTATCGCTACAATGTCAAAAGAATTTGTTGTAGGTACAGTTGATAAATATGATTGGTTTCAGGTAGGTGCCGCTATTAATCACCCTGAACAAGGTAGAGTATTGGATTTGAGTGAAGATATTAGACAAAGAACGGGTGTAGCAGATGCATCGGTTAAAGTTCTTCCTTGGAATGGATATGGTAATGCAGATTTGATTAGGCAACTAATTAACGCAGAACAACCTGATGCTATCCTGCACTTTACTGACCCGAGATATTGGATTTGGTTATATGAAATGGAGCATGAAATCAGACAAAACGTTCCAATTTTATTCTACGCAATTTGGGATGATTTGCCAGATCCATTATATAATCGTAACTATTATGAGAGTTGTGATTGGATTGGTTGTATCTCTCGACAAACGTATGGTATCATTAAAAGATTATCAGCATTAGATAATGGAACAACTTGGCAGCCAAAACAACCTTGGCAAGTTAGTTATGTTCCTCACGGAATTAATACTGAAGTATATAAGCCAGCAGAAGTTCCTGCTGAATTTCGTAAAGAAATTTTAAAGGGTGGTGATTATGATTTTGTATTATATTGGAGTAATCGTAACATTAGAAGAAAGCAACCAGCTGATGTGATTTGGGCATTCAATCGTTTTTGTGAAATGATTGGTGAAGAGAAAGCAAAGAAAGTGTGTTTACTAATGCACACACAACCTATCGATGAAAACGGAACTGATTTACCTAAAGTAATCGAAGCTGTAGCATCAAAGAGCAATATTATCTTTTCAGAAAAGAGGAGACCTGTTGAAGAATTAAATCTTTTATATAACATTGCGGATGCAACAATTAACATCGCTAACAACGAAGGATTTGGATTAGCAACCGCAGAATCAGTAATGGCTGGAACACCTATCATTATCAATGTTACGGGTGGATTGCAAGACCAGGCAGGCTTTACGCAAGATGGAGCATTGCTAACGCCAGATGATTATATCGAATTGGGTTCATTACACGATTGGAGACAATGGGAAGATAAATTGAATTGTGGAAGTTGGGCTAGACCGGTATGGAGT